AACTTCATGATCCTCTGTGCTCTTGTAGACTAGGAAGAAGTAGGCACGCAACTGTTCCCATGTACAATCTGACATTGCGTAACATCTCATACGACTTAATTTGAGTGAATCCAAGATTTTACACAAGTCTTCTTTAGACATTCCATTCTCCAAGACTAAAAAGTCATTCTCAGGGTTTGCATAGAGTTCACGAATGGACTCAATGCATTCCATCAAACACTTATATCCCAAAATACAATACTGCTTCTTAAAATTCAAGTTAATCAATGAATTACAGTATTTGTTTGTGAAGTTTTCACGTTTCCACATCGGAAGTGCCCACCAATTAGGTGTAGGTTCTTCAAAAGCATTCCTTTTTCGCATCGCATCATCAATCTTGTATTCTGCATACGCTTGTGGAACAATAAATTGAGGACCTAGTCGATTGATTTCTGAATTTCGAATCAGTGAAAAGTTATTCCATCCGTCATTCATGTATTGAATGTATGCTAACTTGTGAACACGTGCCATTTTGGTCTTCACTGCAGTTCGTAGAAGTAATTCCTGATCATCACAGATTGGCAAAAACTCAGAATAGTTTCCAAGTTCATGTAAGGTTGTTCTCCTCCAAATACGTGGGTGATTTGGAACACCTACAATGTGTGACAATGTGTAGTTATTGATATTGGGTGTTGAAATCACATTGACCCACGTTCCGTTATGTTTCTGGCAGTAATATCCAGCATATCCTAGTCCAAAATGATCACCATAGGAATGGGTGTTTCCATTCTCATACAAATGTGCTGTGTCCATGTAGACAAAACCTACTTCTGGATCCTTTTCAAACACCTGATTAGCATCTGAAAGACAGTCTTGAAGAATCTCATCATCGTGATCTAATTCAAGGATATACTTACCTCTGCAAAGAGATGCTGCTTCGTTCTTTACATTGCCAATGTTACCGCTATTTTCAGATCTACGATAGAGACGAATACGTGGATCTTCTTTTGCAAGACTCCTTAGAAACTCGAAGTGTTTATCATCCGGTGAGTCATCTACTACAATCCATTCCCAATCTTGGAGTGATTGTGCTTTCAAACTATTGTAAGGTCGATAGAACTTTGCGTATGAATTATAGCAAGTTGTGAAGATTGAAAAAATAGGACGAGTCATTGTGTGGGGAAGCAGACAGTTGTGAATGTAGCAGAAGTTCACGCCTCGATTGAATGCATCCAAATCCTTGATGTTTTCGTAAAAGTGAAGCCATCGTAGACGCATTCGGTTCACAAGATTTCCCATACGTCCGTAGTACTCTGTTTCAGACTTACCATAGGTCACAATCAAATGGTAATTGGAATCAAAGAGTTTCAATACATCCTTAGGATCTGAAGTTGGATTGAGTGTACAGTTGAGTTTCTCTTTGTTTTCAGACAAAAAAGTATCAATTTCTGAATACGATTCATCTCGAAAGAAGAGGATGTTTGGATACTTCATACTTCTCTATGTGGTTTTACTCCTTAAATTCTGTTCGCAGTTCCATCAAGAGTTTTCCAGTAACATTCTTTCCAGGCCATTTCGATGGATCATTTGCTTTAGCAGTGTCTGCTGAAGTACCGATTCCCCAATACTTATCACGAGCAGACGCTTCTCCAATAGGTCGTGTTCCAGTCTCTAGAAGTTTAGTTTTCAAATCAGGATGTTGAATGAACTTTGCTTTGAGTGCCATTCGCATAATACCGTCTTTCTTTGCATTCCACTCTTCTTCTACGAAATCCTTGACTTTCTTACCTAATGCTTTGACTGCTTTAGGAGATGGTGTCTTCAAGATCTTTGCTGCAGTCGCACCATCACCAAATGCCTTCGCTTTTGACCATTGAAAGTAATGTTCAACGGTTGGGAATGTAATTGAATCAATCTGAAAGGGCGCTTCATACATGTTTGACAGAATTCTCCATTCACCTTTTCCTTCATCTGCTCCTAAGAACAACACTGGTTCACTTCCAGGTTCCGCCTTTTTAATGATTCGTTTCTTAACGGGTTTCTTTGCAGGTGTTGTAGTGTCGGGTTCGCTTCGTTCGTCCTTGGATTCCTCCTTGGATTCCTCGATCACAGGAATCGTCACTTCCTGCTTTTCAGTGACTTTAGGTTTATCGGACTTCTTGAATACGAAACTACGATGTAGGAAACTGAATGCTTGATGTTCTAGAGAGAATAATACTTGGTTTTGTTCTGCGTAGTGATCGGAGAACAGTTTCGTCTCAACTAATTCGTATCCTGCTTCTTCCAAACGTTGAGTGAGTTTCGCAAAGGGAACCAAGTATTCCTTTTGAGGTTGTTCGAAACTTTCTAAGTGAACTGAAATTGCCTGACCAAATTCTTCACTCCATCCAACTCCATCATCATATTGCTTAACAAACTCTCCAAAGACTTTTCGACCTACTCGAAACATATGACTCTGTTTTCCCAATAACAATGCGTAGACCGATGCTCCATCCAAACAGGTTCCAAAGAAACTACGCTTACCATGAGTCTCAAGATTTGCAGCAAAGGTTTTGAATGTCTCTTCAGATTCGCAAGCATAATGAATCGCAAACTGGCACGAAATAGCATCAAACTCAGTATGTCCTGCAAACTGTCTCAAATAGGGAGTTGTAGGGGGTTGAGTTCCTGCTACAATGTTTGCGTAGACATTGTCTCCTTGAAAGAGTGGTTGGGTCATGTCTCCTTGAAAGTACAGAACTGGAGGCAGATAGTCTTTTGGAAATTTAAGTTTTTCTTTGACATATCGAACACATGCTCCTTGACGCGGAGAGATCAAATTGGATAATGAAGAATCAATGCCTACGACTAACGAGGGTTTAGAATGTTTCCATTTCTTTAAATCTCCTCCACGTCCAACAGCAAGTTCAAGTAAGGAATCACCTGGTTTCACTGTGGATGTATACAATGCTTCTTTGATACGGTTGTGAAATCCATAGACGTCTTTGAGAATACGATCTCTGGACTCCAACTCGTCACGATAATAGAGATCATCTTCAAACGTTGCATCGGGTGGGTTACTAACAACTGTTCGAATCATCTCTTCTGTAATCGGAACATGAATGTTTGTCCAAATGGAATCGGCAACAGAAATATCATTTCCAAATTGTGGTTTACCCAACACTCGGTATTGATACGTCTTGTCATAACGAGTTCGCATAATGATCCAACGATCTTTGTCCGTATCGTAGGCACACTCAATGATTGTATTGTCTTCAATACGATGACCGTCTTGATCTACGGGAACTCCCTTTTCATTCAGAGGAAGTGAAATGATGTGTGCATCAGGTGCTTTAGGAACCATAGGTTGAAAAGGTGAAGGAATACGAGTTTGACCACGATACTCAGCAGGAAGTTCAGGAGGGACGTATTCACCTGTCATGGTTTCACATGGATGAACAACTACATCGGATCCTCGTGAGACATACAAAGTTCCTTTAAGGACACGTTTCTCCAAGACAGTATCGAAACTCTCACCTGGTTTGAATTTGACAAGGAAATCAATACTGTTATGCGAAGCAGGTTTCCATTTGTAGACACTAGACCATGTGTTTCCTTTTGGACTTGGAACTGACATCGTTTTGGGAGTAAAGACAAGTCCATCAATTGGATATTCAAATTTAGTATCCAAAATCGTTCGAATTGCCTTTTCCATCTCAGGTCCTTCACCGGATAGAAAGAGTTTAGTTTCAATACGAAAGGGTTTTGGAGTGGGTAATGCTATGAAGTCAGTCGATAATTGAGTCACAAATTCACGAGCATGTCCTAGACGAGAATGTCCATCGTCTCGTAGCAAAGGAAGACGACGTACATCCGATCCTCTGAACTTGTAGACATCAAAGATGAAGAAAGTGTTTCGGTCTGCAAGGTACTCACCGTCAATCACATCATTCATATGGACCTTGTCTTTGGCAGTCAACCCTGTCCAAGTGACAATCGAACTTGGTGTGATTCTCATCACACGTAGATCACGCATCACAACTAAGAAACAACGTTCACCATCTGCTTTGTTTGTAACCGTATATCCCGATAGAATGTTGTTTGCGCGATCAGTTTGAAGATGTTGACGTTCTAAGGTCACAGGACTTAAGAACGGAAGTTTCAGATTCGAAAACTCCATCTTATAACTTTCCATCTCTGAGTTGGTCAGTAGAAAGGGTGACCCTTGAAAGGCAGCAAGAATGGGTGTGATATGTTTAATCATTGAATTCACTACTGCATCCGGTGTCTTTGTGCGATCCAATACTTCCAATTCAAGTTCATAATTGGGCGTCTGTTTCAAGATATCACTGAATGTCTTAGTCTCTTTAGTTTTGGATTTGCTTTGTGAAAAGTCATAGCGAACCAATCCATCAATACTCGTCCAAGACTTGCGATGAAGAATACGAATGTGTGACGCTGAATCCATTGGCGCTCCTGAAAAGTCCTTGCGAAGAGTCTCTTCATGTCGTAATGTGAATCGAATGGATCCATCCGGTAAATCAATCATATCCGATTTTCCTGTAATTGCTGAAACGACTTCAAAGTAACGACGTTTTCGTTCAACTACAAGAGGAACTCCTCTAAAACTACCGGTTGTACATACTTTGTGAATGTTCTCTGCTCCAACCACTACAACTCTCAGATCATCTGGATATGAAAAGGTAGCGCGATGCTCTTCAATCGGGGGTCCACGTGAATACAATTGGATCGATGCAATAATACGATCTGCAACATCCTTTGTGTGAATTTTGGTAGGAAGAATCTTACATTCAAGTTCTGCATGTGTATCCTTTTTCACTAACGAAGCAAACTCCTTCAGAGTGTTTCGTGCGTTTGGAGGAATAATAGACTCCATTTGCCTTATCTTTAAGAGTGAATGATTTATGTCCATTTTGACAAGGCCTCTGTATAAAGGACTTGGCAGAATAGCAACGGGTTGTTTCGATCAACCGACCTACTGGTTATGAGCCAATCGCGCTTCCTCTGCGCCACGTTGCTTAGGTTAACGGGTTTCATATGCCTTACGTTCAATTGCGTCTGATTCCATCCTCTTGTGCTGATCAAGGTAAAAAGCGATAATCTTTTCAATTTCAAGAATACAAGCATCTGGAAGAACGTCTGACGATACGAGAACACCCGTTTGAGTTTTTGTAAAAGTGGTAGTATATTGGTTGATAATCTTAAAAATCTGTGCATGTTCATTGGCATCAAGAAGTTCAAGTTGTTCCTTCACTTTTTCCTTCCGACTTCGATTCATTTGTACTTGGCGCAACAGTACGAATCAACTTCTTCCTACGCGATTCACCTGAGGGTTTGGTTTTTTCAACGTCTACAGTGACTGTGCGTTGATTTGAATCCTCTTTGGATACAGGAGCAGCAATCACCTGTTGTGGTTCAGATTCAGCAGTCTCAGTTTGAATTGCTGGACGAATCACTTCTCGTAGTTTTCCAAGAACGATAATTGTTTTATCTCCTTGTTGAAACCGAGTTCCAACGACATCAAATTCAATTGTCTGACCAATCTCAGCACCATCAAAGTCTGGGTTTCCTATGTGCAGATCACGAGGAAGCAATACTTTGATAGGCGAGGTCTCAGCATGAAGACCAATTTTGCTTTTCAGGACAACTGGAGCACGAAACACTTGTCCAATATGAGGAAGACAAACATCTGCTTGGAACCGAACACTGTAATCTAATCCGCCTTTCAGAATGTTCGTGCGACCCAATGAGTAATCCGCAATCGTGATACTACGTGGTTGAACATACCCTTCAGAAAGACAGACGCCTTCATATTTGTGACGTAATTGGTCTACTAAACTTGCATGAATATTACGTTGAAGGAATCTGGCATGAATGTGAACTGAACGAGTTAATTCCCGACGTTCATAAAGTGTCTCCATTATGCCTTCTTGATTTTAGACTGGAGACTTTTCGTTTTATGCCAACGAACGTTTAAGCTTCTTTTTAACGTCAGGTAAGTTCAAGACCTTGATTTCTTCAGGGGTATACCATGCACAGTGATGCTGTTCACGAGCAAGAAGTTCAGCATAGGCACAGAACGAATCACCTGTTAAATCTTTGGGCACTCCTACTTTATTGACATCTAGAAACTTGACAACTTCCTTCATACGTCCAATTGAATTCTTACCGGTCTTGCAGACGACTAGACTGTTGCTAGTGCGAACTGGAATGTTTTCTTTGTCTTCCGATGGAGTCAATGTAAACAATCCATTAGGAGCCATCGAGGCAATGATCTTAGTCTTGTCTTTCACATACCGACTGACTAAGGTTTCCTTCCATTCATTGTATCGTGTCAAGTCTTCACCGACTAACTCCATATCGTCTCCAGTCACCCAAATGTCAGTATCAGGAATCTTTAGACGGTCAGCAAACGGTAAGTTTGGGTTTGTCTTTAAGAATTCCTTCTTCTCTGCGGGCGTAAAGACATGATCAAAGATATACCCATTTCTGACTTCCTTTGAAAATCGCGTGTCGGCATTTCCAGGGAATTTGTAGGCGTCTCGTTTAATGTCCAATGTATTGGATTCAACTTGAGGAGTCTCTTCTACAGGTGTAGGAGTAGGTAACATTAATTCAAACGTCTTTGAAGGTTGAGTGGTTCGTTCAATGAGTGTTCGGTTTGGTACATCCAATGGTGCCAACGCATACAAATCTCCTTTGGATTCAAGAACACTTGGGCGTCCGAAGGAATCCGCAAATCGGAACGAACTTGAGATGGCTTGTTGTAGGATGTAGATCACCACCTCACGACTAAATGGACGTAACGCTGTAAATAACTGTTCACGATCCCAAATGGATTTGTCAATAAACAACTTTCCAACCTTTGCAAGAACCTCATCACGTGAATCTAGATAACTTGAAAGAGGACGAACATGATCTGGGTCCGGAACACTCGGTGTAATCTTACATTGTTCAACTTCAGGAGATTCATCAAAGGTAGGTGCCAACATCCCCTTGAGTGGATATGAAACTTCTTGATGTCCTTCATCGCGAATTTGAGGAACCACTAATTCTTTCCAATCAGAAGGAAGTGATAATTGAATAGGACAATCCATTGCGGATTCAGCAATCAATTTGCGAACTTTAGCAATTCGTATTCCTTTAACTTCAACTTTAGTTCGATAGGTGTATTCATCAAACGTTTCTCGTGTGTCTTCTGTACGAATAACATGAAGATAGACTGTACAATTCTGTTCTTTGGTAACCAAATCTTGATGACTACAGGTTCGTAACGCACGTCCAACAACTTGCTCAATTCGACTCATGTTCCACCAAGGATCCAAAATATGAACTTGACGAATAAACCTAAAGTCAATACCTTCTGCTGCTAAAGGACTGGTGACTACAATTTTGATGTTCTTTCCAGAAACGTTCGATCGATTCTTGACAACGGATAACATTGCTGAGATTTCAGCGTCCGATGCATTGGATGAAAGCAAAATATACTTGCCTTTAGGTGTTCCTGTATAACTAGATTTCATAAGCAATGTATTTCCCGAATGAGGAGCATATCCGTGTTCTTCCAATGCCATTGCAAATGGTAATGCCCCGCGTTCAACGTAATTGGAATACACCAAACAAACTCCACTAGATTGTTCGATAGATTTCAAAACCGTGACGAATTTACCTGCATACTCAGGTAGCAGTGCGGGTGTCAGGAAAGGTGTGTCTACATAGGAATATTGGTTTTTAGTTTGGTTAAACACTTCCTTGAATTTCTTGTTCTTTGGAAACACACTTATAGTAGGCGCAATCATTGCTTGACGTTTTGTATCGTCCTCTTCATGTTTGGATGAACGAAGCACTTCTTGTTGAAGTCCACTTGCTTGAGACGCAACTAACGTTAAATACTTGATACGATCTTGGTCTGCGATTGTAGCACCATTGAATCCTTTTATTACAGCAGTAGGACATGCAATCACAGGTGGAGGAAGACGGAATGGAAACGTAAATGGACTTTCACCTCGTACATAGGATACGTAATCTTGACACCATTGACGAAACAACCCTTCGGATTCAACTTTGAGTTCAGCGTCAGCAGTGAAAAAATCAGACGCTTTCAGTGTCTTTTTGAAAGACTGTTTGCGATCATTCCATAAAAAGAGATTCATGTAAAAGAGGATCTCTTCATAACTGTCAAACATTGGTGTAGCAGTCAACAAGACCAAAACAAGTCCATCCGCTACTTTGACTAACTTTTCAAGACCTGAAGCAATCTGTGTTTCTTCAGAACGAATGTTATGTGCTTCATCAATAATCAACAGACGATTGTCGAAGTTTTCATGGATCCATGCAGTATCAATATCCTTTTCGGTTCCACTTAGTTTTTCAAGCAAACGAATACCAAACGACGCATACGCTGTGAACTCGTAGAATTCATCAATGATTCGGTCGGAAGTTGTTTCCAATCGTGATACGATTTCAGGATTTGCCCAGTTTTTGGGTTCCGATTCAATTCGTAACAACATGTCTAGATACCTACGTCCTGTGCATTGTTTTGAACTGAGTGTATTGCTGACGGTATCTAAATGAACACGTGACATGTCAAAGATCTGTGTTCTGAAGTTCTCTTGAACTGCACGAGATGCCACCACCATCACCTTCTTATCTTGAAATTCAGGACGTAGGATATACTCTTCCGCAACTTGAATCGCAGAACAAGTGTTATGTGTGACTGTAAAATCTCCAAGAACATATCTATGATTTCCATCTATTATGAATCCATAGTAATCATCTTCTCCTAATGGAGTCAATGTAATTCCATATCGTAATACATCTTTGATTTGTTTTCTAGGATTTGCCTTCTTTCTCAAAAGTTTCACTGGTATTCGGTCAATATTTCCACTTATGAATGTTCTGTAATACTTACCTGAAACTCGCTGTCCCTTATAGATACATGATTTCTCAACAATTCGTGTAGTCGTTGCAAGACCTAGTGATCTTGCCAAAAATACAATATCATCTGTAATTTGCTTTGACTTCTGAATAATTTCATATGTGTTATTGCTAAGTGTTCCATCTGTATCCATTAAACCTGCAAGAACTTGTAATCTCACCTCTTCTGAATTCACTTTATAAAGTTCAGGAACGTGTTTATTATTAAGTAAATTGTATCTTTTCAAAAACGATAAAAATACGTTTTCTTGATGTCTTGAAACCGATGAAATGCGATAATCATATCCACTTTGAAACGTAAGAACTGAATGATTTCGTTGACAGAATTCTCGTAGATAAAAAAGAATCGCTGAATCTTGAGAACTAATTACTGGATCACGTTGAGATCCATCACCTAACCAAACACCTAGAATATATGGGTCAAAGTCAATAGGTTTATAAGGAAAATTAATTGCAGTTCTATACCCCTTAAGATTTCTCTGAAGTTTTTTACTCAATTTTAAAAATTCAGTAACTGTGATTTCAAATACTCTATTTCGTTCAGAAGTGTGTTGCAAACAAAGAATGTGTTCACTATTTACAACATAAGAATCACCTTTGACAGAAGTTACTTTGAACATCTGATCGCGTCCACGAGCAAGTGATTCAACAATTCTAGGCGTTGAATCGTCACCCATTAAATGATCACCTACAGATACATCTTCAATCAATTTTGTAGATCCATCATACATTAAAATTGGAGTACCCCTTCCGTGACACTTACCAACACCTGTGCCGTGAACCATTAGTAAATTTCGCGTGGGTGAATCGGGAGACAAGACTCTACGTAAAAACTTCTGTTGAGGTTGAAGAGCAAATGACGCAGTACACATCTCTCTGCGTAAAGTCTCAAGTGCTTCTAAACTTGCAGCAGGCAATGATTGAGTTGTAATTTCTGCCAACTCTGCATGAGTCAAGTTAACCATTACTTTGTTTCCTGATTATTTACTAAAGATGCCTTCCTCACCTCCTGGACCACCACCTATGCCTGAAAGTAAAGAAACGCCCAAAGACACCAAGGTTGAGATGAGCCCATGGGCAATCGTGTCCCTTGTATTTGGAATCATTGTAGGACTTGTCTGGCATTTAGGTGCCGCAAGTTTATCGTATGCGAAGTACGGGTCGATCGGTTGGGCGATCCTGGACTTCTTCTTTGCTACATTCTACTACCCATACTATGCATTGGTCTTGAACACGCCTTCCACTCCTACCACAATGTTCGGAGGTCGCCGTCTTCGTCTTCCAAAACTTTTTTAGAATAATCGTTTTCGTCTGTAGGTCTTGCGTTTGCTCTTCTTCTTGAGTTTACGACGTGAACCACCTCTTGGTATATTACGAGGATCTGATTGACGAGTACGTTGTCTTGATGTTGATCTTCCTCGTTCACCACGTGGATCAGGAGCAGGAGGACCAGAAACAGGAGGAATAGCAGGAGCAATAGCAGGAGGAGGAACCACTTGAGATTCCTCTTGAGAAACCCCTTGAGATCCATCTTGAGAACCATCTTGAGATCTATCTTGAGATGTCTCAACGATAGTTTCTAAAGTTTGCTTCCATTTCCAAGGACTACGAAAGTTAAGTTCAGCAGCAGCAAATAGTCTAGCAATGTATTCTCGCTTAAATCTATTTTTAGATTTTTGATTGGTTAAATTTTTATACTTTTGATCAGTTAATATAGTATATTCAGCCTTTCGTACAATTAATTTTGTATTTCTAAGTCTTTTTCTAACAGCTTCAAAACTAACTTTAGCTATAATATTAGTACATACTCTCTGTGCTAATATTCTTATAGCTTCTATTCTTTCTCTTTTCCACGTATTTCTATCTTTTTGGTATTTTACTAAACAGTTGATTAATGTTCTATTTCCGTCTTCATCTGCCCAACCGTGTTTATTTGTACTTGTATACAAATCATTAACAAACTTTGTAATAGTTTCTGTATTGGGTTTAAAGTTATTGAAATCTGGCTTTCCACCTGTTTTTTTACAAGTTACAAACAATCTTTGCGATTTTTCGTAGTTACAATGATAACAAACTATATAACCATTATCTTTAAGAAGATTCAATTCGTCAGCGTCATAGTTTCCCTGTGAAGTTACAATTCTAAACACAACTGCTGAAAAATTAACTGGAACAAAATGATCATAACTCCAAGTAAGTTGTTTAGAGTCATAATCATGCGTTCTGTTGTGAATATAAGAAATTCTATCTTTTAGTGGAAATCCACATAAAGCACAAGGGGACTCTTGTTGTGTAAAGTTTTTTAATTCATCGCCATATATTGCCATTGCTTGACTAGTAGCGTTGTAAGTTTCAAGACGTATATTATCAATAATCAATCTGTTTGCACTAGTAGCTTCACTTCCATCACCTATATCTGAAACGTCACCATCTAGATCCATTATTGACGATGGAATTGGTTTCCTTTTTTCAAGTTTTGCTTGTTTTTGTTGTTCCTTTAAAGCTTGTTTCTCTCGTTCTTGTTGTTCATTTTCAAGAATAACTTGACTTTGTCTTCTCTCTTTTCTAGTTACTATTTGGGGTTGTACTATTGGGGGTTGTACTATTGGAGGTTCTTCTATTGAGGGTTCTTTTTTTGCTTTTTCTTCTACTTTTTGTTCTATTTGTTGTTCTTCTTTTTCTATTTGTTGTTCTTTTTCTTCTTCTTTGTTTATCAGTTCTACTTCATAATATGCTGATTGAGATGCTTGTTCAATAATCTCTTTAGTTATTCCAAATTCAGTTTTTGCGTCTCCTGTTAGAGGGTTTGGAACACCGTCATCCTTCACATAAAAATTTAAGTCTAATGCTGTTTCTTCTTCAGGTATTTCTATAGGTTCTTTATTCTCCTCAATTAAAAGAGAAGTTGTTCTTGTGATTGATGCCATTACTTCATTTCAAGACTTTAAAACTTACCAGTCCATCAAGATATCTTCAAGACGGCAAGAACTCTCGGGTAGTGCACTCAATCGTTGATTGACTTCTTGCAAGGTTGTGTCTTCAGGTTCTTCATCGGGTCCATCCGGTAGACGTGATTCATCTACCAAGATATCCACAAATCCTGTTCCACAGGGTGGTTTCTGTCCAAACATGATGTTAGCAGATACACCTCTCATGGTATCGTATTCACCTCCCATTGCAGCATTGAACATGTTCTTGCTAGTCTCTTCAAATGAAGATCGAGCTAGAACTCCAGTCTCATTCTTGTTCATACCAAATCGGTTAACTGCCACAATCCTTCCTGAGAAGGTCATGCTGTCGACTAATACACTCAGATGGTGGTAATTCACCTTTTCTGAGACGAAGACCTCTGAAAACTCCTCAAAGATTGCTAAGCGTGCTGCTTCAATACCAAACACATCATTGATTTCATGAATGTCATTTGAGAATGTACGTGTTCCATCCGCACCTGGGAACACCATGAGTTGATACAAGTTAGTTCCGTCCACATCTAGAACATATTGCTCTTTCTGTGCGTATCCTGCTACCTTTTCATCGTAGATCAATTCATTCTTCACCTTTCGCAAATGAACTCCACCGACTCCATCGACTCCAGTCAATACCGTATCCAATACCTTTTCTTCAAGGAATCTCAGTTGAGTAGGGTTCTTGATGGTATTCGTATCAAAGGTCATTCGCAAGATGATCTTCTTTGCAGAAGCATCCGAGTGCATACATTCTAAGATCTTCAATCCTGAGTTTCGAATCTTAGCAACTACTTCTGTCAAGTCAATGATATTACGTGCTGCCTGTTCTGCGTCATTCAGTTCTAGACGCATAACCCAAGGTGATGCGCAAGATGCTTCATTGACAATCGTGAACTCCCGATACAATGCTAGAATCTCAGCGTCTTCTTCGACTGCTGTTCCTGATGATGGAGGATCGTAGTAGATTCGAACTGATTTGGTAATGTCTCGCAAGGTTGTACGCTGAATCTCCTTCATCTTGGAGATAGTCGCATCTTGATCGGTAGAAATGTGTGGCAGTAAGTAGACTGTATTACCTGGTTTCTTAGGATTAGCGGATGCTGATAACAACTCTTCAATACGCGGAACACCTGAAGTAGCGTTTGCCTTAACCGTTCCTGCTGAGTGGAAGGTATTCAAGGTCAATTGTGTCGTAGGTTCACCAATGGACTGTGCTGCTAATGCACCTACCATTTCACCTGAATGAACCTGACTCTTGATGGATCGAAATTGAATGTCTTTTAAGAGTTCATCAAAGAGCGCCACACTGAATCGATGAATGACAATACTCTTCTTAGGTGCTAAGTAGTACCGAAGCAATGCATGGAAGACCCGACTGTGTGGGAATGATTTCATGATTCGGTTCAGTCCCGCAATGACATACGTAGGTGTCAAATCCGTCATCGTTGAATAGGGATTTTCGTATTTAGTAATCAGTCTCTTGAGGTGAACGGGTGCAAGAACTGTATCATTCTTGCGGTATCGGAACACTGAACGAACAAACAGTTCACGATCCGCAATGATTTCTTCAACCATATCTGGAGTTTCAGTGACACTCTCTTTGAGGAATGGATTCACATCGTCTGGAGTCAGAGCATAGTCTCGATAGATGTTCTCCAAGGTCATCAGTGCTAACTTACATTCCTGAGATTCAACTGCCACTGTATCCATACCGTCTTCACCGTATACGAACTGAATGACTGAACCTGTTACATTACGTACAGTTCCATCATGTTCTACGTGCTGATCTTCCATGGATTTCATCAACCTACGCTGAATGTATCCTGTATCTGAAGTTTTGACTGCGGTATCAATCAATCCTTCACGACCTGCCTGAGCGTGGTAGAAGAACTCAGCAGGCATTAGACCATCTACGAAGGAATGTTGAACGAATCCACGAGATTCAACACCGTCATCGTATCGTGAGAAGTGAGGAAGAGTTCTATCTTGCAACGTATACTGAACTCGTCGACCTTCAATCAACTGCTGTCCTAACAAAGCAACCATCTGTGTAATGTTATGCTCACCTCCTTTGGATCCTGAGTCAACCATCTGAACAATACGATTGTCCTTGGACATACTCTTGATCACTTCGGTATTGATGTTGGCAGCAACGTCCTTCAGAGCAGACGAAATCTTGTCTTCCAAATCTTCTCCATCTGAAAGACCTGAGACATTCATAAACTGACCTGCGTGCATATCGGATAAGATGACAGACACACGATCACGACCTGTCTTAAGTTGTTCAGCAACGAAATCCATCGTAACTTGATTCGCAATCAAATCGGATGTACCAACTGAGAAACCAGTATACAAATTGTACTGAGTCACAATGGATTGAATATCATTGATCAACTGACCACATCGTTCAGGACCAAAGTCAGTGTAGACTACGTGTAAGAGTCCACTGAATGCGCCTTTTTGTATGATGTCTCCTGCATTGAGTTGTCCGTTCTTCAAGGTAATACGACCCTTGTAGTTCATCATAGGAAACGCTGCTGAAATCAATTCAGATCCAGTCCACTTACGATTCTTTCTTGAAAAGGGAAGTCGGATTCTTGCAAGAATGTTCATTGCGATGGGTTCAGGGACTTCGACGTTGGGTTGACTAATACGATATGCACCAGTCATGGTATCCTGAAACAACTGAATGATAGGACTGTTGGTTCTTGGACTCACGATGTTTCGAAGCACACTCGCAATGTATCGAAGTTCAGTCGCAGACGCAATGCTTTGAGGCACGTGCATGTTCATCTCATCACCATCAAAATCAGCATTGTAAGGACGTGTTGCAGATACGTTCAAACGAAAGGTTGAGTAGGGTAGAACAACTACACGATGTGCCATCATCGATGCCTTGTGAAGAGACGGTTGACGGTTGAATAACACAATGTCACCATGAATCAGATGACGATGGACTACGTCACCTTCACGAATATCAATGGTGTCTGGATTGACATAGCGTAAACTGAGTGTTCGGTCATCTGCTTTGAGATACACGGACTTAGCACCTGGATGTTTGTCTGGACCATTTTGAATGTAACCCATGAGACGTTCACGATTGTAAGGACTCACAATCTCTGGAAAGGTCAAATTGATCGCAATTTCTTCAGGCACACCTAGTTCATCCAATTCGATGTTTGCATCCGGTGTAATGACTGAACGAGCAGAGAAATCCACACGCTTTCCCATCAGGTTTCCACGAACACGTCCTGTCTTTGCTCCGAAACGGGACTTCAGAGTTCGCAAAGGACGTCCTGAGCGTTGAGCAGAAGGTTCAAGACCCTTGATGTCGTTATCTACGTAGGTCGCAACGTTGTATTGTAAGGAGGCAGTGTACTTGTCCAACATGATCGCAGACTCGTTCTTATCAATCTTGTCACGCAGACTGTCATTGGAACGGATGATGGAAATCAACTGATGTGTCAAGTCATCTTCCATTCGCTGATTATCGTCCATTACGACGGAAGGACGCACTGCGAGAGGTGGAACTGCCAAAACAGTACAAATCATCCATTCAGGTCTTGCAAACTCAGGATTCAGACCAATAAAACGACAATCCTCATCGGTCATGCGTTGAAAGGCACGAAGAATCATTTCAGGTTGAAGTGTTACAGGATCTACGACGGTATCAGGATCTGTATTGTAAACATGACCTTCTAGGGTTGCTGCCTTTCCAAGAACTTTGGCAACTTTCTTGAAGATGGGTGTCTGGCAATGACGGCATTCGTAAGGTTCTTTTGGTCGTGGATTTGGACGTAGATCACGGACTTCCTTGAATCTTCCAAGACCGGACGACTTCAAATTTGTCAGTTCATCTGGACTTGCCAATGGTTTAGAACAGTTGAGACAGATGACATTTGCGAGTTTTTCAATCATATCAAAGAACTGGTAAAGGTAGACTGGGCGTGCTAGACGAATGTGTCCAAAATGTCCTGGGCAGAACTGATTGGTCTGTTTGCAGGTAGGACAGACTTTGCCGTTTTCGATCACACCAAATCGTGCGTCAAAGACACCATTTGGAATCGGTTGACTGCCTTGATACGTTTTGTCTGTAGTGACTTCAACAACAGAGCGTTTGACAATGTCCTCTGGATTTGCAATTCCGAATTGAACACCAATAATTGTATCACCCATAGTTATTACCTCTTATCCTTCCCTTTAGATTATTCCATTTTGTTTCACACGTTCAAAGACTGTCAAGACAAACGGAATCAATTTATGATGAATACGAGCAATCCACTCAAGTCCTAGGAAAAATACGACTAATGTGCTTCCCATAATGATCATCGCGGATCCCAATTCTTTGGTCGGTTCAATGTGAAAGACTTCAAGGAAGGGCGCTGCAAAACTACGTGTATCTCCAATCAATTTTTGTTCCACTTTGGAAATGACACATCCATTGCAAAGTAGATGTTGAAACCATACTACAACACAAATACATAACACAATTGTTTGTAACCAAAATGCTGGATACAATGTATGCGAAATCACAATCAACATAATCATGGCATTGCTCAGAAAATCGTGGATATATCTCACCAATTTACCTTTGCGTACCGGATCCTCTTCCCAAAACATGATTTTATGTACTGCCCATTCAGTCCATTCGGTTGCAATGGTTTCCATTCTTAATTACGTAGAGAAAAACAGACTTCCCAGAACTCATCGTTTTCTACAGCACGTTTGACTGCATCTGGGTCATACTTAGAGTTCAAATATTCAATAAACTGTTCATATTCTTCGCCACGATGATCTTTGAAAAGAGCACCTTGACGAAAGCGTGTAGTTCGAATGACTCTCAAGATATCACCAGCAAGTTGTTCAGTCGTGTATGCTGGAATGTCAAAGTCTCGTTCGGAATCTTTCATCATTCTGACAATGGAAGCCCAGTGATCGATCGTTAAATAATGGTCCATTATGTTTATGTTTAGGAAGAATATGAATAATAAATCATTGTAGACGTGTTCAAACCAGCAGTCGTATGATAGACCGTTGCATTGACCCACCATACACTAGAGATAGTTTCAATCCAGAATGTTTGTAAGACAGGATTTGTATCGGTTCCAGCAGTTACTTCAACACCTGTAATCCATAATCGGTTTGTACTTGAAACTCCAGTTGAAGCAGAGATAGTATGAGTTCCGCCTTCAGATACTTCACTCAACCAACTTGCACTTACACTTCCTGAAGAGATACTTGAAATACTTCCAATCAATCCTTGAGATCCTTGAGTACCTTGAGATCCTTGAGTTCCTTCGGCGCCTTGAGTTCCTTCGGCGCCTTGAGTTCCTTGGAAACCTTGAGTTCCTTCGGCGCCTTGAGTCCCTTGAAAACCTTGAGTGCCTTGGGTTCCCTGTGTACCTTGAGTTCCTTGGGTTCCTTGAAGTCCAGAATACATAATTCCAGACGGTCCTGTATATCCAAATCCTGCAGGTCCAACTTCTCCCATTTCTCCAGCAGGTCCTTCGATTCCTCGTTCACCTCGTGGACCTCGAGTACCTGTATGAGAAGGTCCAGTCAATCCAGTCAATCCAGTCAATCCAGTCGGTCCAGTCGGTCCAGTGGGTCCAGTGGGTCCAGTCGGTCCAGTCGGTCCAGTAGGTCCAGTGAATCCTTGTGTACCTCGAGCGCCTGTTCCAGCGGAAGGTCCTTGAAGTCCTGTTCTTCCAATGGGACCGACTCCAGTTGGACCTGTAGTTCCTGTCGTTGCCATATCTCCAGCACGTCCAGCACGTCCAGTGGGTCCAGCACGTCCGGTTGGACCGGTTGCGCCTGTATCTCCCGTTCGACCACGAAGTCCAGTAGGTCCAGTGGGTGAAATACCGGTGGGTCCAGTGATTCCAGTATTTCCAGTCGTTCCAGAAGCGCCTGTGAATCCTCTGGGTCCTGTGAATCCAGTGGGTCCTGTGAATCCTTGAGGTCCTTGACTTCCTTCAGTTCCTGCAACAGCACCTGTAATATATTGAACAGGAGGTGTACATGTAGTGGTTGAACGGGGTGAGAAGGAAGTATACATTATTCTTTAGGTAGGAGTGTAATATGTCACTGTAAACGTTGTTGCAGAAGAGGTTCCTGAAACGGATCTAACTGTTAATCCTGCGAACCAGTTAGTTCCACTATTTGACGGGTACACTGATTGAATGGCTAATGTGGATGGAGATGCATTGGAAACTCCTTGAATGATAAATGTTGGATAGGTTGTACTGTTTAATCCTGTATCTGCTGTCAAATTACTAGTTGTACTCACTGGACCAAACGCAATACCCGTGCTACCTAGAGTCCATGTAGTAGTTTCTGGGGGTCCTTGGGTTCCTTGTGTTCCCTGAGTTCCCTGAGTTCCCTGAGTTCCCTGAGTTCCTTGTGCTCCTACGGATCCTTGAGTTCCCTGAGTTCCCTGAGTTCCTTGGGTTCCTTGAGTACCTTGGGTTCCTTGAGTTCCTTGAGTACCTTGGGTTCCTTGGGTTCCTGTGGATCCTGTGGGTCCTGTAGTTCCTGTAGGACCTGTAGGTCCAGTTTCTCCAGGAGTTCCTATATTTCCAATTGAACCTACGGGTCCTGTAGGTCCTTGATAACCTCTGAATCCAGTAACACCAGTCGGTCCAGTATTTCCTGTATGTCCTGTGAATCCAGTCGGTCCTGTTCTTCCAGTGGGTCCAGTTTGTCCAGTGAATCCTGTAGTTCCTGTGATTCCAGTTCGTCCAGTCAGTCCAGTGAAACCGGTGGGTCCTGTATTTGCTGCACTTCCTGCAGGACCTGTAGGACCTGTTGCTCCTGTAAGTGTTCCAGTAGGTCCAGTGGGTCCAGTGTTTGTCGCGCTTCCAGGAATTCCAGTCGGTCCTGTGAATCCAGTCGGTCCTGAAGGTCCTTGAATTGTGCTTGCATATCCGATGCTTCCTGTAGGACCTGTGACTCCAGTTTCTCCAGTCATTCCAGGTTGTCCTGTGTGTCCTTGAGGTCCTTGAAATACAACAATTCCATCCAATCCAGTCAATCCAGTAGGTCCTGTGGCTCCAATTGGACCTTGATAACCTGCTGGACCTTCAGGTCCTGGTGGACCTGCACATACATTGGGAGCACACGTAGTTACGCCAAATCCAGGTATGTATCGTGATAAGTAACTACTCATCTTATTCTTTTACACGAGATGGTTTACTGTTGAGTTTGCGACGCAGCAAATTGAGATTCAAGTAAGGCAAGTCGTGTTTCTAAACTTGTGATTTGAACTTTTGCTGCTTGAAGTTGTCGATCCAGTTCTTGAGTTGCGGCTACATTGATTGTAAAAATCGCATTCTTGTCTAGACTATGGAAATCCTCTACTTCTCGACCGTAGACGAAGATTTCGGAATCAGTTAGATCAAGTTTAGTTTTATCTAGAATCTGTAATTGGTTGGATGAAATGAAGTTCACAGGGACAATCATATCACCTCCACTTTTCTGAATAAATCTGACATTCCCTGATGATTCATTGAATAAAAACGTTGAGTCTCGTAATGTCACAAGATCGTCTACGCGATCACCAAGTTTGTAAATATCAGGAATATAGTTTTTAAGTGTATTTGTTGCGTAAGGTAATACATCTCGGACTTGTTGAGCAATAAATCCATAGACAGGTTCAGTACCTTTAGTAAAAACGTCTTTATATGTATATGTCTTAGGTTGAATCAATCTGAGTCGTTGCAATGCATCATCATCTTGAACATCTTGAATGTTTTCCTTGATACGAGAGTCTGAATATGCTCTAAACGCACCTGCAAGAACATCAGCTCTTGAAAAGATACTAGTATTATAACTACCTGAAGAATAACTTCCTACACTTTGTGCAGAGTTAAAGAAATTTCCACTACTGGTAAATCCTGCATAACCTTCAACAAGTAGTGGGTATGTATTGTTCGTATTTGTATTTACTGAAACACACCCAGCAGTATTACCACTATTAGTTCTTATATAAAGACCATTACTAGCAGCAATAATACCATTTGTTGTACGTGCTATACCAAATCCATTACCGTTACCAGCACCAAATGTGCTAACGGATTGTCCAACAAACCATCCATCAAACGTAGTTACGTTTGAATCGTGGAAAAACATAGTATTTTCATTACCTCTTAAACGTATATGTCCATACCCTCCTCCGTTTCCTGTAAAAACCATTTGATTATTAGTTCCAATGCTTCCATTGATATCTAATCCATAGGATGGAGCGTTACAACCTATTCCAACAAGCCCAGCAGATGACATATAAATACCAGTATTACTTGAAATATTTGCAGAGGCCATACGTGCAATTCCAAACCCTTCACCACCTGCTATTCTTGTTGATTGACCAACAATCCATCCAGTATTAGCACCAGCCGCATTTGAATTCTTAAATAACATCATGTTATCGCTGGATCCTGATAATACTATATTTCCAGCATTGGTATCACTAGTCAGAAACATTAGAAAATTTTTAATTTGAGTAGTTCCATTGATGTCCAACGTATATGCAGGTGCATTACATCCAATACCTAGACGAGTATTGGTCGAATCAAAAAATACACTGGGTGTAGATGTCGCAGAATTAGAGGTTCCATTCGCATAGAGGACGTTTCCCAATGTTGTTGGACTCACTAAAATTCCTGGACCTGTAAACCCCTGTGTCCCTTGGGTTCCTTGAGTTCCCTGAGTTCCTTGAGTTCCTTGGGTTCCTTGGGTTCCCTGATTACCTTGGGTTCCCTGATTACCTTGGGTTCCTTGAGTGCCTTGGAAACCCTGGAAACCTTGAGTACCTTGAGTACCTTGAGTACCTTGAAATCCTTGAGTGCCTTGGGTTCCTTGAGTGCCTTGGAAACCCTGGAAACCTTGAGTACCTTG